CCTTCTTATGCTACAAGAACGTAGCCCCCACGGTACTATGTTGTTTGGACACAGTTCCGAACATGGTACGATCCTTATCAGGGATCACACCTTCCTCATTATTTTACGAATGAGGAACCCAGCCAACTTTATAGCCCAGTACAGCGTCCCTTGGTGTGACACCAAGTTCGCTGTGACCTTTTTTATCAGGGTTACTGATGCCATAAAGCGCTGTTGCCAGCACGACAGACGGGTCAAAGTGTTTCCATCCTACTCTTTTGAATCGAGCAGGACGGTAGACTCTGACGTATCTGATGCTGTGTCGGACACGGGTTTGCCACCGTTCTTCATCGTCGAAAACGACGAGGTCACCGAGGTCTTGTGGACCACGTAACCGTCGTATATGACTTGGTAAAGCATCAAGAATGCGAAACCAAGTACGACTAAGAAGACGAGGCCTATCGCCTGGGTCACTGTTTGAAACAGCCACCCTGCGAAGCCCGTTAGCCATTGCGATAAAGTGTTGCGGTTCACAAGGATATTCCTTCAGGAAATACGGACGGACGTCCGTACCCTCAAAGTAGTCTCCACCGCAACTCTCTCGGAAAGGACCATCAGAAAAGGTTTTCTTCTCGTTAGGTGTAAATCCAAAATATCGCAACACAGCAAGAACACTTTCTGTTGTGTTTGTCGGGACAAGGATATCGTCACCGAACACCCACACGTTCTTCCCAGGAATGGGTTGAACGCCGGAGGCCTCCATAGCTGCCATCGAAATGGCTAGAAAGAGAACCGTTTCCAGCTCGAAAGTGTAACCGTTTCCCATACTGCTGAATTTCTCCAGCAACACCCATTTCTTATCGATTAGGGTGTATGGTGATCTCAAGGTTGATAAAACCTCGAACCACTTGGTAGGGAGCAATAGCTCGACCAAAAGCTTTGCTACGGTATCACTGGCGTTTGAAAGATCAATCGACGCAAAATGGCCCTCGATTGAGGCCTCACAAGCAACCCGCTTGTGAATAGTTTGCGCGTTTAGCAGGTCAAGACCTGCGCGGAACAACCTTTGCTTCATCAGCCCTCCATAGGAGAGTTGGTAGAAGAGGTTGATGGAAGGTTCGATGCAGATGCCTCGATCCTTCTCACAGTCTTTAGGAACCGTTGTGAAACGATTTCCGCGGACAAACTCCGGATCTTTACTTCGGCTGGCACAAGCTTTCGCCCATGCAGTACCGGTCCATGGGAACATGAACCAGGCAGCCTCAGTGGTCAACGTGGGATGAGAAGACATCTTATCGGGAACGGTTGTCAACTGTCCCCTATCGCCATAAGTCGAACCAGGACCGAAGCGTCCGTCCAGAAGATCTGGACATGGCCCCAGTAGATCGGCTACGATTTTTCGTGTCCGTAGAATAAATCTATAGACACCCTCATCCTCGGCGGCATAAGCCTGTCCGTAGAGATAAGGACGTAACCTTTCATTGGTACGGAAGCACTGCCTTTCGCTCAACCAGAAATTCTCGACAGCTTTAGCCTTTCGGTCAAAAGTCGTCGGTAAGTCCTGGCACTTGCGAAGAATGCTGGCACATTGGACATCAGCCCAATATGCTTCAGCATTAAGGTAATGCTTCGGGTCGACTCGCATGGAAGCGAGTTGATCCCAACACCCATACTTGATCCTCAGGGAAACCCCGAGGGAGACAGGCGTGGCGAGATCTTCACACAGTGCGAAGATCGCTCTCTCCACGTCACGTGGAAGGGAGCTATGAGTCATGGCGTTACTCCTCTACCGTCAGGTAGGAGCGTAACCGGACTTGAACGAGTCCTTGACCAGGGTGGTCGCGAACAGGTTCATAGCCTGAGCCACAGCTTCGTTGATGTCAGTGACAGGCATCCCGAGAGGGATGACGCCGCTGATTTGAACGATAGCTTTGTCGCTCACGGTTACTTTGCCATCGGTGCCGGTAACCGTCACGGGGTAGACGAGCTGACCTTCCATCCGACGAGCCGTACCCGTTCCGTTGTTACGGGACGAGAGGGTAAGCGTCGGACGGTGAGAGATAGCCGTCCCCACGGACTGGTTGCGCCAAAGCGCCGGGTTCTTATCACCCGAAGAGGGCACTTCCGCCGTGAAGGTCACGTCGGTGACTCCGTCGTTTTTCTTGACGGTCAAGTTTGCAATACTGGGCATTATCGCCTTAAGTAAGGTTATCTTCCGTTTACACGAAAGGGTGAAGTTCAGCCTTTTAATTGCTGAACAAGAAGGCTAGCGGCTGTAAGGCCACGTTGCCAGGATAAGACCTTTGCGGGCCTTACGCGAAGAGTTGGTCCGGGTAGACCAGTGGTCCTCGTTACAGAGGCGAAGGCGCAACTCCAGTTGAATTGCCGGGACCTATATCTAGGATTCCCAGGCAGCCACCAAGCGTATGCGTACCATTCGTGGTTCTCTGTGCGCTCTAAAGTGTGGTACTCCGTATGAAACGGGTTAATGAGACTTAGTCCATAAAACTCAGTAAAGCTTTTCAGGACATCGTTCAGATTAACGAACCAATCCAGCACAAAGCTGAAAGGGACCAGTTCCCAGGCTAGAGCGAGCGGGTTTAACAGACCCAGACGGTTAGCAAGCCACATATTCTCGTTTTTGACGGAAATATGCGCAGCGATTTTACACCCAGCATAATAGGACGTAGTCCCAAAATGTAGGTTATCGTTGTTAGTGGAATCGTTCGTTTTGAACGATTTACCAGCAGAATGCTTGGTAAACACCTTGAATGGGGGTAACCCCGACGTCAAGATATCCATGGCCGTGCTAATGTCACCGATCAGGGGAGACCAGCCGAAATGAAATTCGAGCCAGTTTTTCCCAAAAGCCTTGGACGATGAACGTAAGTTCATCTTCTTCAGCTCGTGACGGGAGATGCCTAAAGCATCTGCAGCATCACCAAATCGTAGTCTGCGGAGAGCACGAGTAAACTTGTATAGTTGAACGACGCGAGTCGTCATCATTTCACAAGCTTCTCTATGCTCAGCGAGGTTTGTCGCCATGTCGGCGGTATCGCTTATCTTATTCACGAACTTGGCATAACAACGATTATATACGTTGTCAACCATGTCTTGAACAGGAACAAAGCTCCACCAGACATCGGACACACTTCGGTAGTTCGACGCGTCAGTATCAAAGAAACTGGTTATGCGTCGACTGTCCAACGAATACGCCAAGGGAAGGTTGTAAGGCTTCCTCTGTCTGTACCAAGTGCGCTTTATTTGAAGCCATTGAGGTACAAAACCGTACTGGTTGGCAGGGCCGTTATAAGAGATTGTCTTACTGAAAGGCCCTGAGATAGGTGCGACCATGGTTCCACTAATCCTTTCACAAGGGGGCGACCACGGAGAGGCGACTAAACCTCTGTTTTCACACGTATTTGCTGAACTCCCAGATCAGCAAACAGTCATGGTATCTCGCCATGATGGCAGCTTAAGCGCAGAGTACTTATACGCGGGTTGCGTATAAGGCGCTTAGGCTAGGGCTCAAACCCGCATTTTGTATGGGTTTGAGTGCCGAGACGACCTGCCAAGGCAGGCGTCAGAGTAGGTACCCCTCCACTAAGCCGGAGGGAGATGAGCAAGCTCAGTAACCAGTCGAAGACGCCTTTCAAGTTCCTCATCACTGAGGGTTGAGAGGTCTACGGTGGGAACGACGATACCGTGCTTTCGGGCAACGATACGTGCGAACCCATCATAGGCAAACTCGAGCCATTCTCGCGAAGCGAGTTGGTTTTGAGCGCGGTCATTGCTGTTACTAGGCATACACATCTCCTGTAAGGCATTGGTGGAGAGGGTATCTCTCCGAGACGACCTGCCAAGGCAGGCGTCAGAGTAGGTACCCCTCCACTAAGCCGGAGGGAGATGAGCAAGCTCAGTAACCAGTCGAAGACG